AGTTTGTAGAACATATTCATCCCGTTAGGGGTGGAGATGATAATAACCTTGGTAGACTTACCAGAGGAGATCGTAGGGTATACTGAGGAGAAAAACTGCTCGGCAATGTGAGTTGGAACGAAAGCAAATTCGTCCAGGAAGATGATGTTGAATGACATACCTCGGACAGCAGAACTAGAAGTAGATGCTGCCATGATCTTAGAACCATTCTCAAGTTCTAGAGATCCTTTATTCCACGACACAATACCTTGCTGCATCCACTTAGGAAGGTTCTCATAAGCAAGTTGCAACCTACCGAGAAGTTCTCTGGATGTACTTAGTTTGTTTGCTAGGATACCGATGTTGACATTATCATTAAAGATACAATAATGCAGCAGGTAAGAAACCACAGTGGTACTCTTACCAGTCTGACGTGGTAACTTAGCAATGTTAAAACGATTGCCATGGAACCTTTCAATCATCTCTTCTTGAAAGTCCCACATCTTAAATGGCACCAGACCCTCATCTAGTGACACAATCTTGATATAATTTTTAGTAAAGTAGACGGGATCGTCAGCACATTTCAACCACTCCTGAACCTGTTTAGGAGTGAAACTCATTTCCACGTTCGCCGCTTTTAGATTGGGCGAACCTTTATAAACTTTATCAGCCATTTATCAACAGTTCCAAGCTCTCAGTGATTTATTGATCCTGCTATCGGGATCTCTAGATGTTTTCTTACTAGTCAATTTCTTTTTCATGCCCTTCATTCTAGCGCAGAAGGATGCCCTCCTGGGATTTCCAACCTTTTTGCTTGGTGCTTTAAGGTCAGATCCTGGATTTTCCTTTTCATAAGATCTGCGTCCTTTTGCGTTAAGTCCTCCTGACTTACTTTTTCCTGACTTTTTTGTCCAGGCTGCTCCTTCTTGGGTGAGTTCAAATTCTTCTTTAGCAGTCCTCTCCGACTTTTTGAAAGCATCCTTGTCTGGATAATCGGAGGATCCAGGTTTAGCAGGTGCTTCTCCACGCTTTCTTTTAGCGTGAATGTTAGCATAAAGTCCACGTTTCGCTTCGCTTAGTTCTCTAAATTCTTTAAATGACTTCATGCCAGCAGGGAGGGTTTACTAGGATATTTATTCAATTAAGGTGTGCGACAGAGGATGCCCACACAGAAGCAGAAGAACCTGTAGTTGCTTCAAGCGTTTCTGCAGGAAGTTTTTTTACCTCAACACGCTCACCAGCGCCGATATAAAAATTATTTCCATTACTGTTAACGATCAAGCAAGCAGCAGTATTAGTGTTGAGAACTGAAACTAATGTTGCCGAAGATACATTGCTTGCTGCAGAGTCAAGATCAACAGCAACTGATACGGGTTTGATAATCATTGTTCTAAATTTTTAATTATTTATCTTCTAATTTATTTTTTGCTTGCTTCAACATCTTAGCGAGATCAGCAGTAGATCCTACAAACATAGTATTGTTAACTGTTGTTGGTCCTTTCTTTTCTTCCTGACCTAGATCTTTCATCTTCTTCTGAAGATCAGATAATTTATCAGTGATGTCAGCAACGTTCTTAATGCCCTGGAAGGCGACTTCGTATGCTCTTGGGTGGTTACTGCTCCTAGCAACGTCTAGGAGTTCCTCAATGGCAACCTGACCCTTCTGAATGAGTTCATACAACTCACCACGAGCATACTTATAATCTGTCTCTATATCAGCACTAGTAACATCAACCTTTTCAGGTTTAGGTTGCTCCTCTTCATCCATAGGAGTGATGTCAAAAACATCTTCCATATTCTTCTGGAATTTATTGTCCATGATACGTTATACCTTCATTAAATCCGAAGTCATCATCTGGTTGTAATAGAGCATCATCTGCTGCGTTAATAGTACCGTCGTTATTTTTATCTTCTAATGCTTTAGGTGTAACGTTATATTCCATTATCCTAGCATTAGTATCCTTATCGCCAAGAAAAGTAGTAGCAATAGACTTTCTAATGATGTCATTGGCAGCAACAGGACCATACATAAAGGTCTTGACGCTAAATCTTAGTGTATAATAAATGTATCTTCTGGTAGAGTAATCACCTTCATAATCATCAGTAAAATCAATACTTTCTAAGATGATTGGAATATCTCTCTTCTCATTCATTTCAGGAATAAGATCCACAGTCATACTAAATTGTGGTTGAAAGAATGGAAGAATTTGCTCAAGAATCTGCAATGCATCATCTTGAGATTTTGAGATTACATTCAACTCAAATCCAATATTATATGGAACAGGAAGATATTGAGTTTTAGTTGTTGTCGTTTTACCATCACCAACCGCTCTATTTCTCTGAATAGGAGGAACTTTCCTTGTGCTATCATATGAGATACCGGTCATTTCAAATGACAATCTAGGAACAGTAATCGTTACCTTCTTGTCAAGATTTGGAGCAGCAGCAAGTCTTGCTAAAAACTTTTGAATGGGACCATATGCCAATGGAACTTTTTGCTCCATGACATCTTTGCCATTAGCATCTAAAGTTTTTAATTGAATGTTATTAAAAAGCGTACCAAATGTGGTAACTGTCTTCCTAATAATTTTGTGATAAAAATAATTTCCTAACATTAGAAGCTACCTGTAAAATTACCAAATTCTCCAAACGGATTCCTTTCAGTGAAGTCAAGAATATCATCTGCTTCATCTTCTAGTTCTCTATTTTCTGAGAACGAATCAGTCATATCAAGAGTGTCAAATGATGAGACTGACCATCTTGCATTAGAATCAGCGCCAACTAATTCTTCGTTGACATTAAATGTCCCATTTGCATATGCAACACTTAATGTTCTAGTGTCCTCGTTCCACTCTGCAACTTTTCCTACAATGTTTGCAGGAGATCCATCAATAACAATAGTGGGTGCATAACCAGCAACACTTTCAACATTGCCAAAAACATCATATGTAATGTCGCCATAAACATATGGAGTTGTTGGTGAATTAACTTTAGAGACTACACCATTAGTAATCTCTGTTGTTGATGTACCAATCAAAGAATTAGTTGGTGTGAACCAACGTGCTACTGGTGCAGTTTCATACTTACTACCAGCATTGGTAATAGTAATTTGACCAAGAACTCCATCTACTGCAACTACAGTAGTTGCTGCAGCATTGAATCTTGTTCCTGTAACTTTCTCATCCTGAATCCAATATCCAGAACCACCGGCACTGAATACAACGGGGTATACACCAGATTCCATTTCAGTGTTGTCAACAGCAGCAATTCCAGTATCAAAGATACTGTCACCGTACTCAAAGACTTCACATGTCATGGTATATGTATATAGACTTCCTAACTGATAGAAAGGTTTTTGGTTTTCTACATACTTAATTTCAAATACTGTTTCATTTAATGGAAACCAGATAAGGTCACCATCATTAGGTCTTCCGCTGACTATTTTGTTTGTGGAAGTCTCTACAAAATCTTGCCATCTTCTTCTAGATACTGTCAGTTGAATTTCATCAGTTACACGAAGACCAAATTTAGACAGCATATCTCCATTGCCACCAAACTGCTCAAAGTTTTCAAGATACATCTCAATGAGATAACTATCCTTAAACTGTGAGTAGTAGATGTCATTCCATAACTTATCCTCATGAATTTTACGAGGAATATAATAGCAATCCAGACCATACATCTTGATCTGTTCGTCTACAAGATCCTGAACTAGACCCTGCTCACCCTTTGTTCCTTGTGTGAAGTATAAATTCTTCATCTTAACCGACCATATCTAGTGGTGGTAACTCTGCTGCTAATTTAAATTCACCAAGAATAGTTTCAATTTCTTCTTGTGCATCTTCATAGAACTCTCTTCCATTTAGAGTTGTACCACCAGGAAGTGATACGTTCTTAAATTTAATAAGGTTTTGTCCCCACTGACGTTTGATCAGAGCGGTAAGATATCTCTTTAACCATACATCATTATAAATTTCTGCTGCATTATTAGGATCAATCATTCTATAACAGTCAAGAATTAAATGTTGTCCTGCAGTAATATTACCCCAGTCAGTATCAATGTATAATCTATTTTCTCTTTTGTTAAATCTAATTGGTTTGAAGTTACCAATTACAAAATCAAGAGTTTCAAGATACTGCTTAACCATATAGTAGTTCAAGATTTCCATTGAACCAAAATTATAAAAGTCATTCAAGAATAACTGGTACTTCATACTAAAAATATTTCCTGATGTCGCTGATGAACTATTATCATAAGCATAGACTTGCGTTACTCCAAGTACATGCTCAGGAACAGTAATATAGTTATTCTGCTCCTTAAAATCAGTACCAGCAATTGCACTGTTCGCTTTCGCGTCAGTAATCATCTGTTCAGTAATTTCTACCTTTAAAAATGTTTTGATGCTTCCATCAAAATGACGCTCTTGGAAGAATTGAATAGCATCGTCCATGAGATCCTCAATCTGATCATCATCTACATTAATCTCTAGGACGGGAAAACCTAATTTCCTTAAGCAGTAGTCAACTAACTCCTGGCGTGTTGAGGGTCGTGCCATGAATAAAAAAATACCCTAGTTTCCTAAAGGTATTTATCATACTCTATTCTATACCTTCTGGAAATCCACTACATTCCACACATTCTTGATCTGGAAGATCTCCAAAATTTTCTGGATTTCTTTCTCGGTATGCAGCATACTCTTCATCTGTATGAATAACTTCTCCTTCTTCATTCCTAACTAATTCACCCGAAAATTCACCCGAAGAATAATGCCAGCAGACATCTCCCATTTCCTGAACTTCTGCTTCAAGTTCTTCATCAAATTCTACTTCATTTAAAAACCAATCTTTTACACGAGTAATATTATCAAATACTTTTACTTTATCCTGAAATTCACACCACCACATGAGTTCATCTACTGGCAATTCTGGTTCTGATTCATAATCTTCGGGATTTTTTCCCTCAGGAAGTAATGCTTCAATAACCATATGCACGTCCGACCCGTGCTTCTCCTCAATTGACTGAATTACATCATATAGGGGGATATCCGTAACAGAGTTCATTCTTTATGCACTAAATAAAAACACAACACAATATATAGTCAATTGACCTGACTTGAATATGTGTTATAATATAGTATAGTATTCCGATAAAAAATGAGTCTTCAACTTTGCCTCCTAGAAACTGGAGAAACTATTATTGCTGATGTTCGCGAAGCAATTGATCCAGAATCAAATGAATCCCTTGGGTATCTAGTAACTAATCCATTTAGTGTAAAACACATCATTAATAATGTAGTTAATGTTGAGGAGATGTCAGAAGAAACTAACACTTCTCCTGAAAATGCCGCATCCCTATCATACTCTGTATGGGCACCTTTAGCTCGTCAAAATACCTTTAATTTTCATACAGATTTTATCCGTGTAATTTATAATCCTGATCAAACTGTTATTGATCAATACACAAATATCCTTGAAAAATGGTTAGAAGAACACACTGTAGAAGTTGAAACTGATAAACACTCAACTACAATTACACTGGGATCAGACGCAACGCAAGCTGCATTGAGAGAAGAATTAGAGTCTATGAATAATGATAAAAAAGAAGGTGACTTTAATCCAGAGTCAATGACTGCTGCTGGAGAAGAATCTAATGCAAACTGAATTAACTCCTGCTCCTGCAATTAAAAAAAGTAAAATTACTACTTTTGATACAACACTACTTATGGCGAGTAGACCTCCTGAAATTGAGGAGATGGATAACTGTATTCTTGTTGATAATTTTTTTCATGCATATGAGAAAATAGAAGAAAACCTCTTAAAATTTCACTCAACAAACTGTCATGAGATTAATGAAATTTTATTTTATGGTGGGAAAAATGTTGAATATTTAGGAACCAAGGGTATTGTTCAACCTATCCCAAGAGATTTTTCAGTTGAATTTATTAAAACAATTTATGAATATCTTACTGAAAAAGATTATTTAATTCCTAATATTAACTCTGATGAGACCAACCTAGTTGATAAAATTATATTTTCAAGTGCTACTGAAGCAACATTATATTATGACGAAATGATTGTAGATAAAGGATTTAATGTTCCATGTCCTAGTGGTGGTGAATTTACTAGTACAGTGTTCTTATGTGATGATACAGAAGAAAGTAAAATGGGAGTTACTTTCTACGATTTTGTTTTTGAGGGAAGATCATATTCCTCAGTTGAAGATTTCATGCTTGAGGATGATGATACCCGAGAAAAGATTTTTAAAGTTCTTGGGGAATACAGTCTTGCTTCAGGAGAATTAAAACTATTTGAAGAATTTACTGAGTCCGAACACTTTAAACCAACAGAGTATATTGAAGCAAAACAAAATAGAATGATTGCTTATAAAAGCAGTTTTTTCACTGTTAATAATTTTACTGCAGGTGAAAGGTATACTTTAAATTGCTCATTTAATGCTACTAATGTTGGTTAATGGATATTAATAATTTTTCTAGATATTCATCTGGAGACATAGAATCTTTGATTGAAATTAATCCTGATTCTGAATTTGAATTATGCAGGTTTGAAGGAATTAAATATATCAAAGGTCACAATGTCTTAAAACGACCAGATGATTTTGCTGAGTTTCTTTCTAAATTTCCTGCTGAAGATAGGAATGTGAGTCTTCAACGAAATCAAGAAACTAAAATTGATAGTTCAGCTCCAGGTTTTCAGCAATACCTCAAAGAAAATTATTTTGCTAAATTAAATGAACATTTTTTTAAAGTTGGTCATCAGTTAAAATTCCATAGATACCCTTTAAATAGAGTTAGTTTTGATAACTTTACTAACTGTTGCTATCCTGGAATGAAAGCATATCAAAAAAATTATCTTCCTCACACAGATCGTTTTGGAATTGCTTCAAATTTATATTTAACTGATCCTGGAACTAAAACATCAACTTCGTTTTATAGAATTAAATGCTCAAGTGGAAATGTATACCACAATGAATTTGAACTTAGTCGCGCTCCCAAAGAAGATGCGTTAGAACTTAGAGATAGATATGCTGAGGAAGGTGCTAATGCTGGTTGGGAACCTTGGGTTTTCTTTAGGGGAAATAAATTTTATGAATTTTATTTTGAAATTCCAGCAGAATATAATAGTATGAGTATGTACAGAGGAAATGCATGGCATAGTATATGTTATGATGCATCAGAAAAATCTAAACTACGATATTCTTTTGTTACTGCAATGTTTGCAGAATAAAAAAGGGGGCATATGCCCCCCATTTTTTTGGTTTTTTATACCAGGATCATGCCTGAGATTCTTGCCAGGTGACCCTTGCCGACACAGCGAAGGGGTTAGCAGTGCTAACTCCAGTAGCGTCAACGATCTTCGCAACAACTGTGAGAATGTCAGGTCCGTTGGGGAATGTACCATCTCCACCTAGGATTGAGTTGCCCAGTGCAGAGATCTGACTGAGGTCGTAAGCGGTTGAAGTAGATTCACCAGTACCACCACCAGCAGCACGGAAGGAGAGAATCGTTGAACCACCCGCGACAGTTTCGTTAGAAGAGTGTCTAACCAACTGACACAAGGAAGGTTCTTGAACATTCTGATATGCGTCAGTACTCAGTCTTCCGTTCAGTTTGAGACTGATTTCAGTCTCATGCGTGGTAAGAATACCAACGGAAGCAAGTTTAAGTTGCATTCTGTTAACGATTTCTCTTTCGCCCAGTGCGCCTGTGATTGATGAGTCAACCGAAGGTGCGAGTCTGATTGAGATAAGAGGAATATCCTGAGGAATTGGGTTGTCAGTTCCAGAAGGAGCACCGATAGACATCGTAGTTCCAGAAGGAACAGTGATACAACCATTAGATCCGCAAAGAGTTCTTTGGATGTTATCAGTGTGATATCTGTTGAATACAGCGTTAGTTCCTTCAAAGTACTGGATGTATACTTCATAGTAACTAGATCCATTCCTACTTCTAGAGTTAATTGCTCTACCAGTTTGGAAGTATCCACTCGCGATCGTGTTGTGATACAACAGTGTGTTAGTAGCGAATGCAGATGCGTCAGATTGCTGGAAGAACAGTACGAGGAAGTACTCTCTGTAGTAATAGCTACCTTGGTATCTTTCACTACGAATAGCAGTATTTGATTGAGTGTTCTTATCAACAGCGGATTCGTTAGTAAACTTCTGGACGTTGCCAGATGCCGTGAACAAGTACGCTTCGTCATCCTGATACATACCATCCATAATAACTGAAGTACCCCAGTGGAACAGAGTTCCGACATAACTTGGTAGTTCATTATTTTCAATCTCATAACGTGCAGGCAGGTTACCTGAACGGAAGTAAGATTCAGTCAAGCGGTTGTTGTGCTTGAATTCATGGACATACTTGACGTGACCGTTTTGATCCTTAAATCCGAAGCGGATCTTACCAGCACCATACCAGGAGTAATCCATGTAGCACATCTGGATCTTGCTGACATCAAGATCAAATCCAGAAGGACCATTACCATCTGCTTTATCAACATTCCAGTCGGGTTGACCAACCTTAGTATCAATTGTCTTAGTACAAATAACGTTTTCAGCAGTAACGCCACGATAAGCAGGTTGAACTGTAACCTGTGTATTGCTGGTAACTTTAACGACTCTGTAAGACATACCGCGAATAACGATCTGCTCACCCTTATTCAGTTCCGAGAGGAACTTAGTATTTGTACCAGTAACAATGTTATCCTGATTCGTCACACTAACTGTACCAGGAAGCTGAAGAACTGAACTTCTTCTTACACAATTCAGAGTTTGACCATTGAATTCATAGAAGAAACCATTCTGATCATCAAACATACCAGCGCGGATGTCACAACCAGACCAGGAAAGAACCTGTGCTTTAGGGAATCCACCAGAATTACTTCTAGCAGGTTCAACATCAAGAAGATATTTAAATTCATAATCATTTTGAATGGAGGTTACGTTAGAAGAAATATTCCACGCCTGATCGTCCGATTCAATAATCTTAATATCAAGTTGATTTGTAAGATTATGTGGTTTTGATGTCGTTACGAGACCTTCAACAATTTCATGGAATACAAGAGTCTCAGAAACAAGACTTGCTTCACAGTTGCTGCTGATTCTAAGTGTGGTTGAGTTAATGACCTCAATAACTCTGGTTTGTCCTCCTTCTGGAGTAAGACCAATACCAGAACCAGTAACTTTCATATCAGGAATAATACCTGAAGTATCAGCAACCGTCAGTTGATCATCACCTTGAGTTCCAGTAGCAGCAGTAGATACTGTAGTACCACGAGTAGCATATGAAAGATCTAGGACAGGAATCAACGGAATAAAGTTGATCGCGTATGAAGTCTGGATACCTTTACCTGACTGATAACGGAAGTACTTACGAGTCTGTCTAGAAATTTTAGAGTTGGGTGACTTAGAAGTACCGATTTCCATACCACCATCAAATGGTCTATGGAGATAGAATCCATCAGGACGTACATAGATGTAGGAAGGAATTAGATAAACTACATTAGTAGCAGTGAAATCAACAGCAGTCTCTACGAGGAGAGTGTTGTCATCTGTAATAGCAGTAATTATTCTGGACTTAATCGTACCAGGAGTACCACCAGTCACATCAACTAGTTTGATAGTATCACCAACCTTGAAGAATCTTTCAAAGGATGTATCTGTACCAATAATACTTCTTGAACCAGAAACAGTTTCAATTGTTCCTGCACCAGTAACTTCACCTGAAAGGTTGGAACTTATAAATCTTTGAAGTCCACTTCCAGTACTAGTGAAGGCGAGAGGAACTGGTGGTTCTGCAGTTGCATCTGCTTCAGTAGCAGCAAGTTTGATGAAGTTGTGGTCAAGTACAATGACATAATAGTCAGTATTATTAGTCAAACCACTAATATCAGTTCCTCCGTTGTTGTCATAGATGACTCTTGTTCCAGTACCAAAGAAGTGGTTTGGAATGTTGATACGCATGTCAACAATATCAACATCAGTATTACTATTAAATGCTTTTGATGTTGGAGGAATTTTGAATGGAATTGTAACTTCCAATTCAGTCTCACTAATTGCTGTAGTAGTTGTGTATGAACCATCAACAACACCGAAATCAGCAGTTGTGTTCTCAAATGTATGAGCACCACTACCACTACTTGTGATATCAATCATTGATCCACCTTGAGTAGCCGACAGAGTAAATCTGTTACCACTGATAGGATAGACATAGTAAGAAGTACCATCAACCAGACCAGGGCTACCGGTAGGAGCAACACCAGTTGTGTTATACTTCAGAAGTTCACCTGCAGAGAACTGGTTGTCTGCGATGTAGATAGAGTTTCTGCTTGGGTTTGTCAGGACAGCAGTAAATGTAGTGGTGCCCGTGGCACCAGCAAGTCTCATTGGAGATGCACCTGTACTAGACTTAATTCTGAATCTATCGTTGTTGATTCTATCAATATACCATGTTCCGCTACTGGTGGAAGTTCTATTACCAGCATTATTATAGTAATAATGAACAGCACCTGTGGATGACAAAACTACACTATCATTGGTATTAAAACCATGATTCTGTTTATAGAAAGAATCATTGGTAGAAGTATTTCTCTTCAGAAGAGCAATATACTGGTTTGTCTGACCATCTTCATTGACTGAACGGAAATTCCATGTGGGGTCACCGTCATAACCAGATTGGTAATACCAGTAGTACCACTCATTACCATTCAATCTGAATTGGTAATCACTCTCGTCATAGAGGTAACATGAACTGTTTGTCCAGTATGTTTTGGAGTTTCTTCCTTGATATCCACCTGAAACATAACCATAGCTATAGTTACCATTGTTATTACCGTTAACACCTTGGTTCTCATGGTCGGTCAGGAAGTCATAAGTTCCTTGCCACTGTGTATTACCGAGGGGAAGAGTTTCGTGATGATAACCATAGGTTCTCATCTCATAACCTCTACGATAGTAATCCCACTTCATGAGATATCGTTCAGAGTGGTTGGAACTAATTCCATCACCATAACGTGTGGTGCAGAAGAATGCGGCAACATCCCAAGGAGTTCTTCCTAAACCGTAAGTACCATCAACACTAGCAAAATCATACCCAGAATAGGTGTTTCTATTTGATCTATAGTATGTACGATAGTAAACATAGAAATCTCTTCTAGGACTATATTCAGACTCAATATTATAAACTAGACCAAGGTTATGTGAACCGTGAGCAAAAGTACCACCTGAAGAGAGATTAAGTCTATAATTCATTCTTTGCGAATGATTTAGATAGAAAGAGTTATCGTCAATTCTTTCAATATAATAAACCTGCATTCTGGAAAGACCGCCGATGGGAAGGTCGCCAGGATTTGGGTAGTAAAGAACAGCAGCACGGTTATGGAAACCATGACTAGTCATCGTAATGGAATCACTTCCATAGTTGATGTCAGTCTCATCAAAACGTTTCGTATATGTAGACTCATAATTATAAGGAACTCTCTGAGTAGGATCTTCAGCAGTAACAATGTTTGCCTGTTCAACGTGGTCAATAGTTGGTCTTCCATCAGGAGCAGTTACTGTAGAATCAGGAACTTCCAGAACCTTAGGAGAAACTGTGTTAACAAAGTAGAAGTTTGTATTGTCAGCAAAACCATGTTCTGATCTGGTTGTCAGAAGAACTTTAGTATTTGTTCCAAATACAATATTATAAGAAGAACCCATACCAGCGTGATTCTGGCATCTATAATAAAGAGTATTATAAGATGGTTCTGCTGATGTTATCAGAATTCTGGTATATGCACCAGCAGTTCCAGGTGTACCATTCGCATATACATAGGTACTATGAACATTACCACCAGTTGCAGCATCAGCAAACTCAAGTGGATGATTATTATTACTTACATCAGATTGATCAAAGATATAAATTGAATTTCTGATTAAAGTAAAGTCTGGTTCAAGATAGCAAGTTTCAACGGTATTGCCAATAAAATATCTATTTCCACTGTCTACTACACCATTGTTTGCGGTAGACTCAATAGTATATTCTACAGCAGCACCTGTAATAGTAAGAGGTTCATCTACAGCAAAGGCACCAAGTTCAATATCAATTACAGTGATGGTTGAACCATCAACTTTAGCAATTTTACCAATAGCACTTGGAGTTGTTGCTGTTGCTCCGACAAGAACATCAATATCAAAAGCAGTTGTTGCCGTGAGTTCAATTGTAGGTTTTACAATAACAGTTTTTCTAAACAAGTCAGAGGTAATACCTTTAGTTGAACTCAGATTAACCTGAGAACCTTGGAAGAATTTACCAGGAATGATAGAAGTATATGTACCTTGAAGATTCTTGGTTTCTGGTTGGTTCGCTCTAGCCTTGTATGTAAAAGTTTCGTTTGAAGGAACTGATTGAATCAGATATGCACCTTCAGCAGAGAGTGAAGAAAGACCAGTTACTGTGATAGGAACACCAGTAGCAAGACCATGTTCAAATTCACAAGTTACAGTAATAATTTCACTATCCTTAGTTGAAGTTACGCCCGAGATAAAGGGAATAGTAGTATCAGCAGTAGACGCATAGAACGAAGGAATATTGTTAATGGTCTGAATAGTTTCCCACTTAGAAGCTTGGGGACCATACTCAAAGTCGGTGTCAACTAAGTTCTCTGGGTTTGAAACTCTGAATTTAGAAACAGCATCAACATAAGTCTCTGAGGGCTCAATGTTAACGTAATCTTTTTCATAGAAAATCTGCAGTTCATCAGTGCTCTGCATAGTAGAGCAGTTAAAATTCAATACAAAGGTAGTTTCCTCTGCAACTTTGTCATATGTTCTAGATCCTAGACCTAAAAAAGCATCAGCAAAATTGTAGATATTGACATTATCTGTTACATTCGTTACGAGAAGCAATCGCTTAGCAGGAATGTTGCCCTTGACCTTGACAGTGTTGGTCGTTGGCTCAAAAGTGTAATAAGTAATTAATTTCTTTGCCATTTTTTAAAAATCCTTTCGGTTATGTTTATATACGTGTCTAATCAAAGACCAAATGCTACGGACATAGCGAGCGATCCCTGCCTAGTAGCGAGTTCAGTTCCTCCAGCTTTCACACCATCATGAACAACAGCAGTATTTTTTGTGGTATCAACAGTGATTTCACCTTCAGCACCAATAAAAGTTTGATGTTGAGCGGTTGTACCCCTTCTGAATTGTACTTGAGTGGTCATTCTTTTTAAGCCAAAGATTTTCTTCTTTTATTTATACAAATTATTATATTATGGTGCTATAGATTCTAATTGGACTAAAGAGTTTGAGGATAACTTCTGCTTCACCTTGCGTGGTGATTCTAAGAGTTCCCGGTTGAGTAATTCTAGTGACACTACCTGGATTACTGCCATTGAATGTAAACAGATTTGTGGAGACGATTTCTCCCTGTGCTCCAATCTCTGTTTCATCATAATCTCTAGTTCTTGTAATAGTACTACTATTGAGACCAAAGAGTGAACCAGAACCAAGATAATTATCTGTCTGCTTCTCAATTTTTTCACCACTAACGAATGTTGTGCCAGAACCGACGTTACTAGCAACAATTTTAATATCTGTTGCCTCACCAGAAATATTTGCATTTCCAGCAGCATTGTAATTTCCTTTCGTAAAGGACTCTGTTGCACCATTGCGGAATTCAAAGAGAGTGGTATTTTCAACATCAATTGTTCTGGATTCTGCTGCTCCTCCGAATGCAGATAAAGTACCTTCACCAACAAAACTGAGAGCAACAACGAAGTTTGCATCACCATTGACACTTGCAGATCCAGAAGCATTGAACCCGCGAGTTCTGATAACTGGTTCGGCAGTTCCACCAAATTCGTAAAGAACAGTTTCTTCTGCTGGATTGAATCCAACAACTTCTGCTCCACCACCGAATGTTGAAAGTTGACCTTCTCCAGTGTAAATTCTTGTCGCTCTGTTTTCGGAATTTCCAGAAACGAATGTTG